AAAGTTACCAGCTGGTACTTCTAATAAAGCTGGGTCATTAGCATCAGTAATATAACTTGCCACATATCCATTAGCCGAAATAACAATATCAGTTCCAGCACCAGCAATAGGTGTTTTGCCTAATTGTCTATAAGCAACCCCACCGATTGTACCTTGACTTACGCTTGAGTTAAGATAATAAGATACAGAACTACCTCCACCTGTTGATGTAGGAAAATCCGCTAAAGTACCATCTCCTCGTACATATTGAGAAGCATCTCCATCTAAAGCAGTTATAACTCCACTATTAGCCACTACTGGACCTTGTATGTCCCTAATCTTCGCTTCTCCTGATACTTGTAATTGTGAACTCATTTATATCTATTTTATCTATTTGAAAATTGCTCTAACAAACTCATCCGCCTCTAATGCCCTTGCAAAGGTAAGAACTCCTGTAGATGAGTTAAAGGTCACATTCTCACCTGTAGGCACACCTGAAGTTAATATAGTTCTAACCTCTAAACCACCTCTTGTAACTGTTAAACAAGTTGAACTAATCGCACCTGCAAATGTTACAGTAGTTTCACCACCAGTAGCAATATATTGATACATACTTACGTTTGAGCTTTCTATTACTATGCCACCAGGTGTAACTTGTGTACCTGTTAATGTATAAGCACCAGAGCCTTGTAGTGACACGCTATATGTGGATGCTGCCTCTACCCCTGCACTTAAACTAAGTGAGCTTAAATTGGCTGTACCTGTGAATACGGTGTATCCTAGAGCTCCACTACCACTACCATTGTCATTGTCTACTTGGAACTTAATCACTATAGGTTGTCTTGTTAACTGAAGGTTAGCTAGAAATAAGTATGAATAGTCGTTTAAAGCAATAAAGCCATCGGCATTCACAGTCCATGAAGCTACATCATTCTTATACTCCTTAAACCATGCAGAAGATGCAGAAGTAACTTCTACCTGATCTACTGAAACCTCAAAAGAACAGTTTGTAGCTGCTCCAAATGGGATACCTACTGAGATATTAGTTGTTGTTATGCCAGGATTAGTTGATTGAGTGTATAAAGTAATGGCATTAGTTGTAGTGCCTAAGTAATTTACTTCTATAATTATTCTATCTGTGTTCAATAATGCTGTTGTAGAAACAGTCATATTAGTATTATATAAAGTCTTACTAAGAGATGTTAATGTTGTTTCATCTGATGTAGCTAACAAAGTAGCTGTTGAACCAGCATATTTATATAACTTGTATTGCACTTTAGCACCTGCAAAGGCTGTAGCTATAGAGTAATAAGCCGCTATAGTCCATGTACCAGCAGTAATTTCAGTAATATTTGGATCACTAGCATCTGTTATAAAAGAAGCTATTACACCTGCTCCTGTCTTATTGAAGTCAGTAGAACTGCCAACTATACCTATTGTACTTAATTCTTTACAAGCAAAGCCATTTACGGTTACTCCTTGATTTATAGAACCATTGAAATAGTATTGCTTATTTGTGTCGTACTTATATAATACTATGTTAGTTCCGTTTATTACTGATGCCATTATTTATAAGTTATATATTTTATAGATTTATATTAAAATTTAGATTCCAGAAAGGACCAAGTTGACCTATATCTGTGATATAATTAGGAACTAAGAATAGTAAATTTTCATCGTAATTTATTTCAATTAGTTGTACTGAGTTTGTTTCATCTGCGTATGGAGATAATGTAAGTCTATTAACGGTAAACTTTTTACCATTATAGCTTAAACTACCTGTACTAGAATCAGTAACAGTAAAAACCTTATCTAAATATACATATCCATTTGTTCCTTTTATAGCTCCTAAATCAGCCTCAAGAGTTGATATGTTTCTTTGGTATATTTTTATATATTGATATGCCAAGTATTCTATTGGTAAAACACCCCCTACAAGTAAGCCTACGCTTTGGAAATTCCAACTCTTTAAAAATACACCTGAACTATTAAATAAAGAGCCAAATGTTAAAATTTGTTGGTTATAGGTATTAGGATATATTTGACCATAAGGTTGTTCAAAAACCTCTGCCGTACTCTTGTCAGTAGAAGTACTATTTTGTATTACAGCAAACTTTACCTCTGTTTCTCCTTGTATTAATTTAAAATTTCTTATAAATGTAGATCCTGAATCACATCTTATTTTTACATTTATATAGCCCATTAAAAACTGTTCAAAACCAGAATTAAAATTTGTAAAAAATGGAGGTATTTGTAAACTAAATACGTCATAATTAGCTGCTTGAGAAGCAGCAGGAAAAGTTATATAAGTACTTGATGATGTTACCCAAGCTCCGCTATTATTTAAATACTTATTGCCTGAACCAGTATCTAATAAAGCAATTTGTATTTTTATTGCATTAGTATTTTTATGCTCACAGCTAAAAGTAATTGGGAAGCCACCCATATAAGGAGTGTAAACGTATGGTTGTATTATTTGTAGTATTTCTAAGTCTGCAATGCCTGTTCCAGCACTTAAACTATAATCATTTAACTGTTGAGCAGGGTCATCAATAACAGTTGCTGCTGCTGTACCAGTCAAAGTAGTTCTCCATCCAGTTGCTGATATATTAGGTGAAGTTCCTGTTATAGTTTTTAAATCAGCATTGTGTATAAGGTTAATTGGACTTTTATATTCACTTCGTACCTCTACGTTAAAGAAACCTTTTCTTAATATTTTAGTTTGAGAATTATTAATAAAGTGAACATTGTTGCTTGTATAAGGTGCAATGTTAATAGTATTATTAAGTACACCTGATGAGTCTATTGTTATACTAGATGGTCCAATTAAATATCTTGTAAAATATCTTGTTGATGCAGCAGTTTCCATAGTGGCAGATATATACCAATCGCCATTAGCTTGATACATTCTACAGTTAAACGTTCTAAGTATATTTTCTAGTATATCATAATAACTAACTCCTACAAAATCTCTTCTATATTGATATATCTGACTAAATGGTTCATTTGATATATTATCAGCTCTTTTTTGCATACCATCAGCAAAAAATGAACAAGCTATATTTAGATATAAATCAGAAGGATAACCAAGATATCTTAAAGCAATACCAATTATATCAAGATGTTGAGCTAATGAATTTATACTATTATCTACTACATATTCTTGATCTTGCAAAAAGGATATACCATCTATAGCAATTAAAGATGATTGAGATAATCCTGTAGAAAATCCTACTTCAGAATAGTCATTAAATAAGTAACCTCTCCATATTACCGTAGAACCTTCTTTTAATAATACATAGTATAATCTAGCATTAGATGATAGTACGTTTGGATATTGATTATAGTCATCTTCTGTTTCAAGTAAAAAACTAAACTCTAGCTGAGTTGATATTATAGAAGCATAAGGATATTCGTTTGATGAATTAGGTCTTAAACTTATAGATGTTGGTATGTATGTTTTTACACTACCTGTATAATCCTCTTGATATATTTCAATAACTTGAGTATTACCATTTTTAAGTATCTGACTTAATGTATATCTTAATCCGTATGCCATTATGCTAAACTAATATTTTGTCCTTTAAGATTAGATGCCTTTTGTGCTCTGTTTGTAGCCAATAATAAATCTTGTCCTCTAAGTACAAATGTACCGCCTCCTCCTCCGCCAATCATTGACTTTAATTTGTCTAAAGGTGCGATAACCTCAGGGTTATTAGCAGCACCTGGATATTCCCCTACAAGACCCATAGTTGGTCCTGATACGATACCACCATTAGCAAAAGCTGTAGCTTTTTGGCTATTTATTTTATTCTTTAAAAAAGCACCTGCTGCAATAGCAGCCACACCAGCTACAATAGCTGCTGGCCATGTACCAGGATTCTTAAATAATTCTTGAGCTGCACCATTAGTAACAGCAAAAGCAATAAGTGCTTTTCCTATTGATGATAAAGCATCTGCTAAAATATTTCCTAATGCCGTAAAATCAAATTCTTTACCAGACATCAATTGTCCTAATTGCTCACCAAATGTTGTAAGCAAATCAATATTTAACTGACTAAATGTGCTATTAAGTGTTTGATTTAATTGTTCTAAAGGATTTACTAATCCTTCAATCTTAGCTTTATTATTTGCTATTGCCTCATCTAGTTTTAGCATAGCTTCTGCACCACCTATACCAGCCATTCTGAACACTCCTAATTTTACAATAGCATCCTCCAATGCTTGTTTTTGAGCTTGGTAATTGCCTCTATTAGCTTTTATAGAAGCATCAGCCTCTGTTTCAACAGCTTTAATTCTTTGTTGAGTATAATATACTGATCTATCTAATAGTTCTTTTTGTATCTTTTCAGCCTTCTCTAGCTCTTCTTTATTAAACTTGGTTGTTCTATCTGCTGCATCATTTCTAATTTGTTGGATACCTTCAAGCGTTGATTTTTCAACAGCAAGTCTTTTAATTTTAAACTGTTCAGCAATGTTAGATAAAGTATCTATACTTGACTTATTAAAAATAGCTTCCATTAAAGCTAACTTCTCTTCCTCTTTAAGTACCTCTAATGCGTAATATCTACGCATAAATAAATCATCTTTATAGTAGTTTTCTTG